TTTCCAGACCTTCAGCTTCCTTTACATCTTTTAGAGCACGTGCTTGAGAAACTCCTGGAATCTGATTCGCTAATAAATCTCTAATAACCTGATTCATTGGATCTTCTACTACGTCACCGTCAGCGAGCTTTTTTGGGGAAGTTAGAAACTCCTGGAATCTGCTACTCCCGTAGTTGCGATCTGTTGGAAGAGACCATGTTCCATCTTCATGGGTTATTACGTTTTGATAAAATTCATCAATTCGTCTTGCATCATCCGCTTTTTCTCTTGCTTTACTAACTAACGGATCTCCTTCTTCGGAACTAGAGTAAGTGATTGACCGCTCAAGTAATTCTCCTTCAGGACCAAACTCATCAACCATCATGCGCTCTTTATCAGCAGGAAGTATTAGTTTTAATATTTCTTCAAGTCCAAGTCCGTTACCATTACTTTCTACCACGTCGCCATCAGCGTACTTTTTTGGAGCTACCGACCCTCCGTAAGCCATGCCTCGAATCTGGTCTCGCGTTGCAGGGATCATGGACATTCCAGGGTTAGCTGTCATCTGGTCAGCTAGTTGCATTCCTACCCCTTGGATCTGGGGATTAGCATCGGCCATCATATTCATGATGTTACCCACATCAAAATAATAAGTGTCTTCGGTAGACCCAACAGGACCGCCTCTTGCCATCATGCCTGTTGACAAAATCCCTTGCAGTTCAGGATTAGACGCAAGAAGCGCGTCTAGTTCTTCTTGATTTTGTGCTGCTTGTAGCTGCTCTAAGTCTCCAGGAACAGGAACATCTTGTCCTTGTTGTTGCGCTTCGTAATCCATAGCTGCTAACGCCTCTTCTATTCCTGTCGGTTGAGTTCCTTGTATTTCTTCAGGGAGTACTTCTTGAACATTAGAAATATTAGGGGCAGAACCTTCAATCAGATCTCGAAGCTGTTGATCCTCTCTAGCCTTTTTCTGAGCTTTTCTACCTTGTTTAGCACTGTAAGCAGCTGTTGCTCCTCCAACTATTAAAGAAGCGATTAACGCTCCTATAAACGCTTCTCTTTTTCCAGTTTTTGGGTTTCTCGTTAACTTACCAGTAGGAGATAAACTTTCTAGTATTTTAACTTCTGTAGGGTTTACGTGAACTAATTCGGTATCTCCGAATCTTCCTTGTCGCTCAATAAGATCAGCTAGTCCTTTCATTTGTAAGACTTCCCGTAGTAACCTTGTTTGTAACTTAAAGCACCGCCATTAGCTTTCTTTGCAGTTTTCGCGGCTTGCCTAAAATTCTCAGCGGTCGGTGTACCTTTCTCACCTTTCTTTCGCATCCGCTCACCAGACCCTGCTGCTATACGCTTACGTTTCGCGTTGATATTTGCGTACAATCCTGGACGACCACCCGTGGCCATCATATCGCCATCACGTCTGGCTTTACGCATTATTATTCTTTGAGCTTGTTGAGCCTTTTCTAACGCTTCATCTGAATCCATATATTCATCGCGCATATCCTGCACTAGGTCATCGAACCCTTCGCGGCCTTCTCGGGGAAGACCTATCTGCTCATCAACTTCCCTAGACGCTTTCTGAAAATCCATAAATTCTTTATCGTCATATCGTTTAATTTTTGAGGGATCCAGCGAATCGCCTAACATATCAAATAAACTTCCTAGACCCTTTCCTTTTCCTCCAGGACCACCAGCCATTCCAAGCATCAAAGCTAACTCAGGCCCAATAGACTCTTCCAATCCAGGAGTATTACTTAATCGTACAGATAAACTGGACTCATCCAGCGGCCCAGACATATCTCGCATCTGTTCCATGGTCAGCGTATCTTTGTTCGTGTTTTGCATTGCTCGCAATAACATAGGTAAGTTGTCCATGATCTCTGGACCAAGAAGCATTTCACCGCCTCCGCGTAACAGGGACATCAAGCCGCCTCCGTCGTTAAGCCCCGCTTCTTCGTCGTAGATTGCTTGCATGTCTGCCATTACCATTTCACCTTATCGGCCCAATAAGCCGCTGACATTTTTCCTTTTGCGATGTTCTTTCCATGGCGAGCTTTGAAACTCTTACGCCGCGCCTTTTGTTTTGCTGACTCACCCTTCTTAGGCTTACCCGCAGTTTTTACACCCTGTTGCCCGAAACGAATGAGTTTTAACTTGTGGCCTTCCTGCGCTAATACCATATGCGATTTCTTCGGATGGCTGGGTGTGCGCTTTGGTTTGTTTACACCCTTTAAATTATGCTTTTTGAGTAAATTCGCTTTACGAGTTTCGTGTGCCATGTGCGAATCGTAACTGGAAAAATTTTACTACGCTAGTAGGTCAATATTCTGTCTGGTACTGGCAATCTGTACTTCTACCTTACCATTCTTGGCGATATATAACTTTGACTGCAGATTTTGTACCGCTTGTCGCCTTTCCTCGCGCTGAGTATTTTCCATCAACTTCTGATACCGCTCTTCGGCTACCTGCCTCCACGCTATTTGATTAGCTGGTGTAATTGCTCCTACATCCATTATTTAAAGATCAGTATGACCCCTCCAATTAATATAAATGCACAAAGTAACCCTATTGCTGTTACGCCCATAATCAACCATATCTGTCGAATCATTTTCTTTCGGGCAGCGGCTCGGGCCTTGATAGCTTCCATCTGTTGTTTATGAGCTGCTTTCTGTCTTGCCTTAGCTTCGTCCCAGCGTTGCAACAATGCCGGATCGTGAATCACGAGCATATCGTGGAGTGACTTCTCCCACTGATCGCGTCTGTGTTTTATTGATTCCAATTTTAAAAGCTCCTGTGAGCTGAGGTTATTGATAACCGAATCTTTCTTCTCGCGCTCAAACGAATCCAAGGCGTCAGAGAACCCTTGCATTAACTCAACGGCTTTAGCTGCTCCGTCGCCAACTTCGTTCAGTTTGTTAATGGCGGTAGAGATCGTGGATAGAATTGCACCGGCGGCGGCGACTGATTCGATAATCATAGTGTGACCAATCGTAACTCCCAGATAGCATACCACGCAACAGCCTAAAAAAATTTGGCGAAAAATTTTCAAGGCCGGAGTCCCAATACACATTGCGAAAAATTTTTGAGTAGGGAACCTATAGCAAAAGTACAGCGGAAAAAGAGTCGGGAATAAGGTAGTGGTGGGTGGGCGGGAGCGGGAAAGTCAATAGGGGGTATACCCCTAATTTAGCGAGCCGCCCCAATATCATATTTAGCTAGGCTGGTCAAGCACTAATTTTAGACATAAAAAAGCCCACCGAAGTGGGCTTAGTGTTAGCTAACTAGTTAGTTAACTATTTAGTAACCTTGAAGAAAGCTACTGTATCAGGCAAATCATTAGCCGCTAACCATTTAGCAGCTTGCTGACCATCCCATGCAACATGACCTAACAACTGGCCGCCCCAAAAATGACCCATTCTAGGGTTGCTAGAGTTATTATTGTGAGTGCTAGTAGCATACTTAGTCTTGTACGTCTTAAATACTTGATTAGAGTCGAATGCGTCAACATCTACTGTTGATTTAAAAACGTGAGAACCATTACCGGCTTTAATAGCTTCAATCAATGAATCAACGATAGCTAGCTGAAACCTTCTGCGAGTGACCATCGCTTTAAAACTTTTTAGGTAAGGTATGTTTTCTTCAACTAAAGTCACAGTGCCGACCCATTGAGCTAGGTTAGCAGATGATGCTTTAGGCACAGTGTTTAGAATGTCGTCAAGATCAACACCGGCTATTTCTTTCTTCTTAGTCTCAATGTTAGTCATCGCATCTTTGACTGAAGGTTGATCTTCTTTCTTTAAGTTCTTATTCATTTAATGAATCCTTATTTAGTTAATTAGTTAAGCGTTATTGCCTAACTGCTAACTATATTGCCTATGGCTGACTAATAAGTCAAGCGATAAAGTAAACAAATAAATAAGTAAATAAACCAGTTAATCCCGTCCCGTCTAGTCGCTTGTTAGTCGCTCCCCGTCGGCGTCCTTGTTAGCGGTCGGCGTCCGTCCGTCCGTCCGTCGCTGGCCGTGGCGTCAAGTGTGGTGGGTGGGTGGGTCGCGGTCGCGCGATCCGTCAATTAATCTAAATCGATCGATCGATCCCGAGTCCGATCGTCGATCCGTCTGTCAGTAATAAGGGTGGGTGGGAGGGTGGCGGCGGGTCTATCGCTCCACCATTATAGTCGATCGATCAGTCGATCCGTCGATCGATCCTTCACTCGAACCGAGTCGGTTCGTGACCTCTCCCTCGATGGTTTGGGGAACTCGTTTCGTGATGAGCTGCGTCAGTCGATCCAGGATCTGGTCCTTGCTCAGTGCGTCGATCTGTGCGGTCAAGACCTCGCGTCGATCGATGTAAAGCCCACCGACCTTCCCTCGGTGGATCTCGGCTGTGATAGCCGCGTTGATTTGGCCCTGCCCCCTCGCCTCCTCCCTCAAATCATGAAGAGCGGAAAGATGACCTTCCATAGAAACTCTATCTCTTTCTGCCTCTTTCATTTCCTGCTCTATCAGGTAATTTCGGAGAAGTGGGTTGTGATTTAGTAATACGCTGCCCTGTCTCTTAGCGGCGTTGCGGTTCTTCGTGTAACCCGCTTTCACCGCTGCTTCTGTAGCGTTTTGGCCTTTCAGATACTCTCGTGCGAACTTCTTCTGCTTAGGATTCAGCGGTTGCCACTTCTTACCATCAGGGTCGACGTAACCGTTTCCGTCATCAGCAGGTGTCATGGGAGTGTACTGTAGGTGTTTCATCCAACGCTTCCGAGGTGTTTCGATGGGTGAACTATATATTAGAATGAAAATAAAATATAAAAAACGAAATGTTTTGCTCACGCCCTCTCTTACTTATTCTCTGTTTCATTTCTAATAACTCATAGATTTTCTATTACTTTTGACACTCACCAAGATCCACTGTTCTCGAGACTTCCAACGTGATTCTATTACTTCTATTACTCTATTAGTCAATTCTGTTGAAAAAATAAAAAAAGTTTTTATTTCTAAATAGAACAATAACCGTAATAAATCGGCCATTTCCAATAGCACTTTAGTCCTTTACTATGCGCGTTTTGGTACTTTATACTATACGCTAGCCCCGCTTTTACACGGGCGGGATTTTAGAAAGATAGAAAGGTAGAAAAATGGATCTAAAAGATATAACCATGGAAATGTTTTCCGAAAGACCTACTACGACTACTAAGTTTAGTAGGGAGTTGATTGATATTTTGGCTAACCCCGAAAATACGATTAACGAAATGAGCCCACTGCGTCCCGAGACTATGTCGTTAAAGCTGATAGATTTGGACTATCCCGCTGACGCGCCTGCTTACGGTACTAGAATAGATCACTGGGGTGAGTATATTGAAATGACTAACTCGGGCATTAAGCCACTGTATGAAATGATACCGCCTACGGAAACGGTTCCAGTTACCCAGTGGTTTGAAACTGATTACGGGGAGCCAGGAGAGTGGGAGATTGTTATGTGGA